CCAGCAGCAGCAGCAGTAATGTCGCGCTGTAAGAAGTACTCACCGTCAGTGGTCTTCAGGTCTACCAGTACGTTGTGAGTCTCACGGTTCATCATGAACTTAGCGCCGGCCAGGTAGCCAGTCTTAGTGTTCAGGACAACAGAACGCAGCAAGTTGATAACAGCATCAGAAGTAGCACCCAAAGATGCAGCTTCGCCAGACGTGATTACCTGGTACTTGCCAAAGTCACGGGCAGCATCGCCAGCAGTGTAGGCAGAAGTAGTGTCCAGACCGTTCAAGATACCAACAGGCTTGTTTACGCCGTTACCGTTCAAGAATGCCATGTTCTCTTGCTCAGAGAATTCACGAGCAACTTCGCCAGCCAACCATGCTTCAACGTTGAAGAACGCATCTTCAAGAACGTGCTGGTATGCTTTAGGAGACGCATAAACTTCACCGAATACGGCAGAGATCTTGGTCAGCTCAGGAGCGTTAGTGTTAGGACGTGAAGCAGTCTCACCAACCCAACCAGAAGCAGCGTTGCCCAGAGATACGAGCTGGCTGTAGTCAGTAGTGTTAGTTGAGATTCCACCAACCAGGGCACGGATAGGGCTTTTCTCGTGCTGAAGTTCGATGATGTTGCGGCTTACTTCGATAGGAAGTGCGTATCCGCCTTGTGCGTCTACAGAGATTTGTACGTCGGCAGCTTTAGCCTTAAGACCGTCGATACCTTTACGAGCGAAAGTGCTCAGCATTTCAGAGTTGTTTTCCATTTTGGATTCCTTAACAGATTTAGTAGTAGACATAGTTGGGCGGGCAGACTTTGCTTCCAGCTCTTCAACTTTGTCAGTTAGAGTTTTAATTTGGGCGTCTGATTCAGACTTAACAGCTTCAAGAGCTTCGGCTGATGCTTTAGTGTCAATAAGGGCTTCAGTCTCAACGGACTTAGCTTCCAGGGCATCTGCTACGTGCTTGAGTGTTACGTCGTCTTCAACGATTGCTTCAACTTCAGCAGTTTCTTCAGCTACTTCTTCAGACTTAACTTCAACTTCAACAGTCTCTTCAACTGCTTCAACTGGAGTCTCTTCAGATTTAACTTCTTCAACTACTTCATCGATTGCTTTAACTTCTTCAGTCATAGTTTTTTCCTAAGATTTTAAGCATCCGCTTTAGCTCGTGTTGAGCATCTGCTTTAGCTTGTGTTTCAGAGTCATGGGCTGAAGCATCACGCTCAGATTCCAATCCGCTAATGCCTTTCGCTAGAACGGCTTTTGCCTCACGTCTGGAAAGACCTGCATCGCGCAGACTTTTCTCTAGTGATCGAACGTCGGGGCTGCTTTTAACGGCAGTCACAACAGACTCTTGGTTGGCCGGTATTGCTACCAGGCTGATTTCGTGCAGGTCTACTTCGTGAAGTAAATTTGCACCTGATTTGCGGTCGTACTCCTCCCGCACGACGCGGTACCCGATTGACATAGAATCCAATGCACCATCTTTCAATAGCTCATAGGCTTCGTCAGCATCTCGAACACCCTTCGTAAGGCGACCTTCAACATACAAACCTTTCTCGTCCTCAATCATTACTTCCCAGACACCAATTGGTCGGGTCATATCATGGTGGGCCAGCATCTTAACTTTGGTACCGGCGTCAGCATGTTTGCTGAGTGACTTAAGGAATGCACCACGCTGGGTTATGTCCCCGGCGCGGTCACGATGGTCAAATGTATTGGCATATCCAGAGAACTTTCGCTCATCTGCCGAATCGACAGAAAACGACTCTGCGTCAAAAGACACATCTAGTCTCTTAACCTGGTCCACACTGCATGGCTCGCATACTTTGCCGTCAGTGCAGCAGATTCCGCTAGGCTTCGTCATTATTAGACTCCTGGGGTTGCTGTCCTGCTTCTTCACCGAATTGCAGGTTGTTAGATTGAGTAACAAATTCGTCACCACCTTCACGCGGGTTGTAACCTAGCTCCTGGCGAGCTTCATTGGGGCTCATGACGCCAGCAGTAATTAGCGTGTTGTAAGTTTCAACTCGAGTGCGCATATCAGTACGCAACAGGTTTGAGACATCAAACTTAAAGTGCTGCGTGTTAACGTTAAGCAGCGCCTTGTTGAGTCTCGCTTCGATCATCATGATGTATGGCAGCATAGTTGCTTTATAGAACGCCAGGTCTTGATGCTCGATGTTTGAGAAGGTTGCACGGTCCAGGTCTCCAATCATGTGGTTGGGCACACGGAACATTGCACAGATCTCAGAGCGAGTGTACTTACGAAGGTCAAGCAGCTGGACATCCTGGGGCGACAGAGAGATTGGGCTGAACTTAAGTCCCTGCTCCAGGATTGCTACTTTGTGAGAATTAGCTACGCCGCCATGGCCTGCGTTCCAGCTTTTCTTGATGTTCTCAAATGAGTCGTCGTCAAGAATGCCATCAGTGTGCAGGATGCCACGGGGAGTTGCATCGTTTTCAAATACATTAGCTGCATAGTCACGGGCATCAATACCTGCGCCAATCACGTTGGCGTTATACTGAATCGGTGAGATGCCGGTAACGCCGTCCATAGACATACCACGGATGTGGAGGATCTGGTCCGGGCGCATGACATCCTGGTCACCGTTGTCAAACGTTATGACATAGACAACATTGTACTGTGAGTCCTGTTGTACTGAGACGTTTTCTGTCTTCAGTGGTAGGATCTCGACAACCTTGCCTGAGCTAGTGCGGTTTACGTAGCCGTAGAAGTTACCATTGAGGCACAGGTTAACCATTACGTGGCTAAAGAACTCTGCTCCAGTTTGATACTCGTTTGGGCTGTTTAATATTAGATTATGCAGAGGCGCACTGACGTGCATCTCATTACCTGCAGGTGTCTCTCGATATAAGTGACACGGCAATGTAGCCATTGTGTCGGAGAGTACTTTCACGCAGCTGTAGACAGTATTCATGCGCATAGCTTGCTCATTGTTTACTGCTTTTGTGCTGGCCGTGTAGCTTCCAAAGAAGTCTGCCAGGGCGCTGCTGTTGAAAGGCAGGCTTATGGGTGCAGCTTTCTCTTGGGATCTACCCCAATTGAATAAAGCCATAGTGGCCTCCTAGTTGATTGTTAAAGGGTGCGCAGTCCGCGCTTTTGGTAGACGTTTTGAACTAACCCGCCGTTAACTTTCAGTCGGCCCAGGGCCATGACTAAGGCGATAACGCCATCGATTTTGTTCTTCTCGCCTTCCTTCTTGATTTTGATGTTGTCATTGGGATCAATGTACAGAACACAGTTGGACATCATCCAGGACAGAACCGGATCGCCGCCATGAAAAATAATCTTAGCCTTAACAGCCTTCTCCAGCTCTTTTGCCGGGTCAGACATAGACATAATGCCTTGAGAAAATTTCACCATAGGTGCGCCTTTGTCTATAAGACTGGCTGATAACTGGGTGGCTCCATATGCATCGTATGCAATCTCACGAACATTGAACTGGCTCATTGCCTTCAAGACATCTTCCTCGATGTAACTCAAATCAGTGATGTTGCCCTCGGTGGTCGTGATGTAACCTGCATTAGTCCACTCCCGGTACTTATTCCCGATGAAGCCATTGGCATTCGCCACAGTATCTTCAGGTAGGTAGTGGTTAACATATGGATACAACTTGCCATCCTCGACAAAAATTATTGCCATCGACGCGAAATCAGAAACTGATGCCAAATCCAGACCTATATAGCAAGGCTTGCCTTTAAAGTGCTCTATAGGTGGTCGGCTGCCTGCGGTGGCGTCCCAGTCATGCGATGAAATCCAAGCTGCGCTTGAACTCATCCACTGATTAAGCCGCTTCGTCCTGAAGTTAGTTTCAGCTGATGGTGATTCCATTGCTTGCTTAGCCATACGCTCCAGGTCGTCCGGGAATACCGAAATACCATAGCCAGGATTAGCTTTCTTCCATACTTCAGGGTCACGCCAGTCGTCGCCTTCATCAATGCCCCAAATAGCGGCAAAGAATGTGTCGTCGTCAACGTCCAGGTTTGGATCCAGGACCTTCAGGCAATACTCACGTATTTCGTAGCAGATACCTTCGCGGTTTGTACCAGCGGTGGTGATTGCAAAGATGATGGGTTGCGCCCTGGCACCAGATGCCACGTTGAGTACGTCCCATATCTCAGATGTTTTGTGCACGTGTACTTCATCGACAACGCTAAAGCTCGGCGATCGCCCTTCCAGGCTGCCGGCGTCAGATGATAGTGGTTCAAACTTACTTCCAGATGCATCATGCAGAGTTGCAGACCTGTGGCACTTTAAGTGCTCCAAGAGCTGCGGGCTCTTCTTAACCATAGCCTGTGCATCGCCAAAAACGATACGAGCCTGGTCTCGAGTAGTTGCTGCTGCATATACTTCTGCCGCGTTTTCCCCGTCAGCTATGAGGCCGTACAACGTAAGTCCAGAGCAAAATGTAGACTTGCCCGACTTTCGTGGTACTTCAACATAGGCCGTGCGGAATCGGCGATAGTTGTCTGAACGTCGCTTCCAGCCGTACAGTTGACCGACAATAAAGATCTGCCAATCTGCTAGCTCAAGCGGTTTGTTGGCCAAAGGGCCCTTAAGGTGGCGCAAGAATCCAAAGAACTTGATCACACGGTTTGCCGAGGCTTCGTCGTAATAGTATTTGGAGTCGTTGCTTGAATGTGTTTCGAGGTCGTTTAATGCCCTCTCACAGGCATTGAATAGTGATTTTGCTGCGGGTTGGGTACCAGCCACGACACGTCGGGCGTAATCCCACCCAACGGAATCGTGTTGCATAGTTGTCTCCTATGGATTTTACTCAGCTACTTTAGGCTTTTTAGCCTTAGGTGCTTTCTTTGGTGCGGGCTTTTCGGCGGGCTTAGGGGCAACATAACGACGTTGCTCTTCGCACCACACGTAGGTGATTAGCTTTTTCATAGTTTTTCCTTAGATTGGTTTTATTTGGGGCCTGATAAGAAGTCAGCAAACGAATCAACTTCGATTGGTTTGTTGGCGTCGACTTTGGTCCTGGCAGCAGCTGTTAGGCCATACTCGGTCATTAGTTTTACTATCTGACCAAAGCAGCTGTTCATTTGAGCCATTGCCGGGTGAGCTTTCTGCTGCACATTGCCATTTGAGCCTTCGACCTCAATGATGGGGCCATCAGCCTGGACAATTGCACGCAGTCGCAGGTACATAGAGAGCTGGTCCGACAACAGGGCAAAGCCCAGGGCATCGACTTCAGTCCCGACACCCATACTGTGGCAGTGGGTCGCCACCTGGTCGTAGAGCTCACTAGCTATTGGGTCGTAATCAGCCCAACCTGGTTTAGTAGGTAAACCTGGTGGAAGCGACAAGCTGTCCCCGGCACGATCTTTGCGAAATGTGCCCTCGAGCTTCTTGAGTGCTTCGGGCTTTCGCTTACGGCCGGCCATCAGTGACCACCCTTGCAGCGTTTCCTAGGTACCTTGGCCTTGTCAGCAATCTTATAGCAGGCCTTGCGGAAGATACTACCGTGGTCGTCTATAATGCGGTGAGGGTTCTCAGTCCAAGCTACTAGATGTGCTAATTCATGGATGAGCACGTCGCGCCTACGCCATTCGGCCCACGGCTCCATTTGTCCGTTGATCTCAATTGTCATTGTACCGTTAGCATACATAGTGGCGCGGCCTAGGGTCTTAGGTATAAGACTAGGCGTTGTCGATCTTACCAGCCGTCCGGTTTCAAATTTTGAATATTCAACCTGTACAGCATCACAGTCCAGCTGAGTGTGCAGGCACAGGGTCATAAATAGCGTTATTAAGTCCATTAGTCGTCCCTCATTTCGTCGTCGTAGTGGGCTTTAGCGGCCCAGAGTCCAGCAAGCGCACCAAGTGGCAGCCAAATCCAACCGATCAATACATACACGATTAAAAACACCCCGAATGAACCAGGGACGGCTTCTGCACGGCGCTGCGACTTTGTGCGGGCCGCTAGTCGGTCTTGTTCGTACTGGGCGTTGTGGTCAGCAAGCTGCCTCTCATAGGCTTTTCGCTGGGCGTAAGTCATTCCCGCGAGTTCGCGGCTAGTTTTGATTTTCATAGGGATCTCCTCAGATCTTAGGGGGGTTAAAGGGCGTAGGGCGGCGGTGGGTCGACACTAGCGATGAGTGCGTACCGCCCAAGACATAAATAAGGGGGGCTTTTTGAGTGCCTGCACGGGAGACAATCGCTACGGCTAGGTGTGAGGAGGTCACCTGGGGCGCCAGAAGCCTAACTGGCAGAGCTTTTACTCGAACATGTCGTCAAAGGTTGGCGGGGTCCAATCCGCAGCCTTAATCGCATCACCTTCAAGGCCTCGGGTCGGCTTTACGCCTTGCGATTTGGCCATGTTGGCATGGTGGACTCGTCTGAAGGCCTCATCGCCGTCGACACCCAGGTTATGGATGGCACCGGCAGCGAAATACATCAGATCGACGAGAGCGTCGAGCGTTTCTGGAAGGTTGTCGTCATTTAATGCAACGCGCAGTTCTTCCAGTTCCTCAGCTATAAATACATGGGTGTTGGTTTTGTATGAATCGGTCAAAATTCGTACAGGTGTTGATTTACTTGGGTTTTTTAGAACTTCTGTCTGAAATTCAGCGACTTGATCGAAAATCGATCGATTCTCGGGATTAGTCATAATTTTTCCTCAATTTGACATTGTGTGCGCGAAGC